GCCGCTGTAAGCGAACGCAGGTTTGGCTGGTTCGGTCTGCAGGTACAGGGCGTGGAGCCGTTCGAACTGTTCGGTGGGGCAGCGGGTTTCCCATGCTTGGTCGGTGAACTCTTCCCAGGTGAGGTCACCCATCTGTTGCCGTCCGATGTTTCGGGTGTGGGCGTAAGGGAGGCGTAGGCAGTTGCCGATCTTGCCTGGGCCGAGCTTGGTTTGTTTGGGGTAGACCTCTTTGATGGGCGTGTTAACGATGCGGCATGCGCCGATCATGCAGTTGCGTGCCATCGCAGCCTGAAGGGGCTGCTGCAGGTACACCCAGACGTGGAAGCCTTTGGACCGTGATGGTTCTTTCCAGGCTTGGATGGAGAGCCGTGACAGGACGGCTACGACGTTGTCGGCGTGTGGTTCGGAGGCGTCGCCTTCGTCTAGGTCTACGGCGACCCAGTTGACCCAGAACAGGCCGTTCTGTTCGACCAGTGGGTACACGCCGAGGGCTTCGTCGCCGTACAAATGCTGTTCTATGAGTGCCGTGTAGCTGTCACCACGAGCTACTACAACCTCATCGTTTTCCAGCATTGGCCGTACCCCCTCGGCCACGTCGGCAACGAAACCCCCAGCGTGGAGAGCTGCGAACTTGTCTACCCGATCCATCGGTCGTCGTGGGGTACGTCGGACTCGTAGTAGGTCCGCACTAGGCCGCAGTCGGGGTCCATGAAGTAGTCGATCGGGGGTGAGGTGATCTGACAGGGTGGACGTTTGTTTTTGCACAGATCCAAGCTGATCGACACGGAGTGGATTCGTTTCTCAGCGTCGGTGAGCTTGGGGTCGTCTCGTTTGCGGAACACGTTGAGCTGCAGGATGGCGTACTCGTCGGCGTTGAACTTGCCGTCGTCCATGCCTCGGCTGGAGCCTCGGGTGGAGCCTTTGCCTGACTGGTGAACCAGCCCGACGGGCAGGTTCTCGTTCTCGGTCCATTCCTTGAGGTTCTTGAGCACCTTGGACACGCCTTCGTAGCCCGATGCCATCGGAAGCTGTTCAAGGAAGTCGACCATCACGAACTTTGGTTTGTGCTGCCAGTAGTCCTCGCATTCCCTCATGGCTTCCGACATCTGCGGGAACTTGAGGGCGCTGGGAAAGATCTTGAGACGGTCTAGGTACCGTTCCTTGGCCTCCGTGATCTCGGCCATGTAGAGGGGGTCTTCGGCAGCGAGTGCTTGTTCTACTTCAGCAAGGTTGCGTTGGTACAGCAGTGCGTAGAGCTTGGCGACCACGAGAACTTCGGGTTCGTCGGGGGTGAAGATCACGCCGTGGAACTCTTCGTCTTCTTTGAGGTTCCAGGCCAGCGACGAGAGCAACACAGCCGACTTGCCGCTGTGTGCCCTGCCTGTGACGACGAGCACGTCTGACGGCCACACGCCACGCATGCGCTGATCGATTTCGTCTAGCCCGAGGTAGAAGCAGTCTTCTGATCCTTTGGCGTACTGCACCCAACGGTCGACGGCGTCGCCTGTCGGTGTGAAGTATTTGTATTCCTTTGAAGCCCCCAGAGGGAGATCGACGCCCCCCAACAGGGCGTCGATCTCCTCAGTGCTGAGGGCGCTTTCGCCCTCACTCATCAGCGGCCCTGGTAAGCGAACTGCTGAAGTTCAGAGCGGCGGGTAGCCCAATCCCAGTCTCGGGCCTGATCCTGCGTCTCTCCGTTGAGGACATCCCAGACCTTGAGCGGCACATTGCTGTCGCCTGCGTTGATCCAGATACCCATGTCGCGCTCAACAAAGATGCCTGCCATTCCCAACGCAGCAGCAGTGACGCTGAAGTTCGGGTAGTTGGTACCCTTCTGGGTGGTGTCGGTGGTGCCATCGGCCTTCTCCTTCACCTTGTAGGCTTCCACGCCGTTATCCCACTTGGCGGGATGGAAAGCGAGGATGTTGAACGCTGCCTGCTTCTTGTCGGCGTCCTTGCCGACAGCAAACTCGGTGCGGGGCATGACCCGACCGCTCATTCGCCCGCCGTTCCCTGCGGGAGCGGGGGGAGCTGAGGGTGCCGTGGTAGAGGACACAGCGGCACTTGATGCCGTCGGGCCACCACTGGGCGCTGCTGGGGCGGTGGGTTGCGTAGGAACTGCAACGGGCCGAACGCCTGTTTCCAACCTCCGCATAACGAGGCCGTCTTGGGTCAGGTCGTACTCGCAACCTGCCTGCTTGAGCACCTCGCTCTTGACCTGAGCAAACAGATCCTTCGCCACGGCGATCGGATCGGTGAGTTCGTCAAACTCCTGCTCAATGATGAGCGAGTAGTCAGCCGTTTCGTACGGCTGCTCGCTGACCTTCTGCGTGAAAGACACGCTTACTTTGGGCATTTCCCTTTTCCTTTCTGGTGTTTACCAAGGGTCTTGGCCGAGGTGTTGACCTCGGCATCGTCCTGCTTGCCACACTGGGCACCACTTCGGGGAGCAGTGCCAGCCTTCCCATCGCATGGGCCATGTGGGTGCGTTGGAGAGCATAGTCGGAACAATCGACCAGCACATCTCAACAAACGCATTCTGCGCTTCTTCGGTTCGTTCAATCTCAATCACCTGCAGCTTGCCCTTTGAGAACACTGCAAGGTTGAACTGGGTCAGGCCATGTGCCCAGGTGTAGGCGTGGGACTGAATATCCCAACGCTTCTTCTCCCAAGCTTCGTAGTGACGTGACGGGTTCTTCCAGTCCCAGATCACACCGCTCTCGTCAATCCAGTCGGCAGTGCCGACAAGGTTCAGCTTCACGGGCAAGTCGTAGCCTTCGACTTCTCGTATGCCCATGTTCTTGATGAACATGCGTTCGATCCCGTCGGGGCGAGGGAAAAGGATCGGGTTGAGTTCGGTGTGCCAACACTCAACGTTGGCACGCACCGTTTCGACCAGCGGTTCAAGGTCGGTACGCCACACGTCAACCTCGGCAGCGTGGTCAGAGATGTACCGCTCCGCTGCGGTGAGCATCATGTCTAGTTCTACTTCACGGCCAGAAAGCTTGGCTGCACCAGCTTCTTCGATGGCGTAGTGAACTGCGTTGCCTCGCAGCATGTCGCTGGACTCTTGCTGCTGTACAAGACCTGCCCTTTCCTGTCGGGCTTGTTCTGGACAGCGTAGAAACGTGGAGATCCACGATTGACGCAAGTTGAGTTCTATCATCCTGTCTCCTTGGGATGGTGATGGCGGGAAGACGGGAAAGGAGAACAGAAAAACCGTCCTCCCGCCATCGTACCTGTACTGGGGGGAGGGGGGCTGTGGGAGGCCCCCCTCCCCCACTGTAACGTTACTGTACCTCGCCTGCAACCTTTTTCAGTGGGTGATGTCCTGCGAGGCGTTCATGTGCGGCTTTCTGGGCTTGATCTGACACGCGCTGTCGTGACACGCCCATCTCTCGGGCGAGCTGAGACGACGAGCCACGCCCACCAAAGAACACCACGTCGTGGACGGTCTGGCGCTTCTCGTAGTGCAGCAGCGCCAGCATCTTCTCCAACGACTTGACGCACTTGTCGATTGACCCAAGGCGCTGCACCTTGGAGGGCAGCTTCATTGGGACTAGCTCTTGCCTGAGCTGTTCAAACTCGGCAATGACCGAGTCCCAATCAGTCTCGTTGATTTCTTTCCAAACCCCGTTTACGGGGTGAAACGGTTCAGCCATCTCGTGTTAGCTCCTCTTTCTTCCGTTCGACGTAACGAATGGCTTCCGTCTCGGTGCGGAACCATTCAATCAGCTTGTCGTCTCTGATGACGATCCAGCCAGGGATGAACTTACCCCGCCCAAGGGCGGTTGTGTAGCGCCTGATCTCGTACATGTTTACTCCCTAAAGAATTGAAGTTTCGTGAAGATCGAAGTCACGTTGTCGTGCTGCGACAGGTCTTCTTCGATCCGATCAACTGTCCATTGTTCAAAGGCTGCAACCACCTCTCTATGGGCTTTCTCAAGCGACTGAAGATCGATCTGCGAAGCAGCAGGGTGCTCTTGCATGGGGATGAGCCATTCGATCACGTCGAATGTCTCATCCAGCAAGCTCAGCAAGGCATGCCGATCAACAGGGATTGTGTTGTCGTCACTCATCAAGATCCTTTGTGATGACGATGAAGTACAGAACAGCAATCGACCACATCAAGATGAATAGAAGCAGGAACTTAATCACCGTTCATCTCCTTGAGTCGTTTGATCCATTCGCCAGGGGTTTCGTTCGGACGAATGTCTGTGTCTGAATCTTTCTTGTATTTGTTGAGGTCAGCGGCCTCACCTTCTTCGATGAACACCATTCGTAGATCAGCCACCGAGACTCCTCAAGTCGATCGACAAGATGATGCATGCGTTGCGTACTAGCTGCGACGCAGCGCCCGTGTTGAGGCCAGCTTCGATCCAATGGTCTTGGTCCTCGGGCGAAAGCCCTGCTGGCAACTCGTCAAGTATGTCTTCGGCGGCAGATAGCAGCCGAGTCGCTAGTTGGATTTGTTCTCTCACCCTGTCGTGCTCTTCGTCTTCTAACATCCTTACTCCTTTACTTGGATTGTCCCGCAACTTGCGGATGACTTATGATACCTCACGAATGAACCCGTGCACATCCTTGTTGTTGCCCTTCATGCGGACGAGGACGGCGTTGGAACGCTGGGGGTCTAGGAACCTGAGGTCGTGCTTGTCGCCGTCGACAACGGAGCGGCCCATGAACGTCTTGGGGAGCGGTGCGCCCTTGGGCACGTTGATGGGGAACACGACGTTGCCTCGGTTCCTGATGGTCACCTCGGTGTCACGCTCGGTGCCTGACGACACGACGTAGCGGTTGGCACGAGTCCAGCCTGTCTTGTACGGCCCCTTGAGGTAGTCCTGAAAGATCACGTCGGGGTGCATGTCCAGAATCCACGGGGCTTGCTCCTCAATGTTGATCTGACTGGTGCCGTCTAGCCGCACAACCAGCGTCTTGCCCTTGCGGCGCACACGTCGGTTGTGGAGCCTGATCTCGTACTCTACGAGGCTCCAGAACTTCTCCTGGCTCTTGCTGTACAACGCAGTGCGGGCGAGCATGGCTCGCTTGGCTGGGGCCATGCCGAGACGGCCCGAGTCCACGAGACACGCACCTCGGCAGCCTGGGGTGGAGTGTGGGCACACGTTGAGCCACTTCCACGGGGCAGGGAAGCCTACGATCTCTAGCCAGTATCGTCGGGCTGACGTGTGGGGCAGCATGTAGCAGACGATCTGCTCGTACTGGTCTGTCACGTCAGCGTTGTGGGACAGCTTGACGCTGTCGGCCTGCTTGGTGAACAGGTAGGGGTTCATGCCGCCTCCTACTTGTTCTGACAGGTCTATCAGTGTTTGTTTACCGTAAATCACCATGTCCTCCTTGGTTGAGGTGAAATTTGGGTCAGTTGATGATCTTGGCTCCGTACCCGCCTGAATGCAGACGGGCAACCTGCGCCTCGGCGGTCCAGCCTGAGTTGTCCTCGCCATTGATCACGATTACGGGATAGAAGTCCATGTCGGCAGCGTTCTGAATGTCGCTGAACTTGAAGTTGCTGTACAAGTACGGCTCAGCCTGCTCCTTGGTCTTCTCTCGGGTCGACAAGTCAGGATTGACGAGTAGATGGATGGTTCTCATTCACTTGCTCCAATCTTCGTAGTGCTCAGGCAACAACGGTGCCTGATCTAGTTGGTCTTCATCTGTATGTAGGTGGCCTTTCAATCCACCGTTGTAGAGGTTCGGTTGTAGCTGTCGCCAGAACTTTTCGGCGTCAGCACGGCGCTGCTTGTCTCGCTCGTACCACTTGGCGAGCAGCAGGGTGCCGAGTCCGCAGAGTCCGAAGATGATGGCGTAGAACGTGGCGATGTAGCTATCCATTACTCCTCCTCACCTAGCTGGTCCCAGCACTGCTCGCACAAGTAGGCGTACGGCATGCGCTGGGAGATGATGATCTCACGCCCTTGGGGTGAGAGGTACGGGAACGCGTCTTGGACGTACGCTCCCTTCACATACTCGTACCAGTGCTCCCGTGGCACCACGACGGTGTCGGTGTGGTCCTTGTGGTTACGGCACGTTGCTTCTAGCTCAACTAATGCCATTGGGGTGTCCTGTCAGCCAGTCGTTGATTGCTTCGTTCTGTCCACATTCGGAACAGATCTCTGTCTCGTTGTCGATACGAGAGATGGCCCCTGGGTATGCGCCAGGGGTCAGGTTGTTGGGGATGTAGCCCTTGCAGATGGGGCACACGGGCAGCTTGGTTGCTGTGTCACTCATCCTCGGTGCTCCATTCACGCAGTACACGGACGTACTCTTGAGCCTGCGACCCACGACCCATGTAGTCACGGGTCAGGTCGTACAGGTCCACGGCGCACACGAGCCACCGCAGGAAGTCCAAGTTGTAGACACCCTCCAACTCGGGGATGATGCTCCCGTCGTTGGCGTAGATGGTGCTCTTGTGGTTGGACGTGTTTGACTTGTAGGTCTGCACGAGGTTGTCGGGCAGGTCAAAGTGGTCCGTGTACACGGACGGCTTGTAGATGGTGTGGCCGTCTCCGAAGATCACGTTGTCTTCGATGGCCTTCCTGATTTGTGCTTTGGTAATGTCACTCACTGTGGTTCTCCCTTGTGTTGTATTCGTGAGTCATGTTGGCAAACACGTTGCCGAGGCTCCTCACCCATTTGGTGATCTCTTCTTGGATGATGGGGCGAATCCAGTCCCTGCCCCACAAGTTGAGGGTTTGCTTGACGAGACGGTCGATCTCATCGTCGCTGATCGAATCCAGGCACCCAGCCATACGGGCTGAATCCCAGTCGATGCGGTCATGCAACGGATTGTTGCTGTCGTAATCGTCAATCACCCCCTCAAGTTTGTCTTGGACGGCAGCGACAATGTCGTAGTCGTCAATTTCAATATTGATGTTGGCATCAATATCCATGATGTGTCCTCCTTGGACGTTGTTGGTTTGGGGTGGGCAGTTTCACCACATGCCCAGGTGGGGGGGGATCGGTTAGGCGCTCACCAGCTCATCGAAGCGCAGCGCCTTCCAAGCCTGATCGGTCAGCTCATGCTGCGGATCGAACAGACCCTTACGCAGCACACGCTGTGCCTTCTTGGCCTTGCTGCCAGTCAGACCACCATTGAGGTGATGCTGCTCGGCACCCTGGATCGCAGAGAACGCAGCCCACTTGGTGTCACCGAAACGGGCACGGTCCTTGCGGTATTCCTCCCAGATGGAGTCGATGTGGAACTCGTAGTGCTTGGTCCTCGTCTTGTGAGGAGGAACATACATACCCTTCTCCACATCAAACTGCGACGCTGCCGCTCGGCGCAGATTCGCAACCTTGGGCAGCTCCGACACCATACGGGTGAACTCCAACTCAGTGAACTCCTGATCGTTGGCGATGCGAGCGATACGCGCCATCGCCTTCGTCTGGTTCACCGTCTGGGCAATAGCCTCCATCCGCTTGGTGAAGAACCTGTCGTGATTCGCCGTGGCCTTCACCCGCATCACAGCAGACCGAGACGTAAACGCATTCGTGCAGAACGGATCGAACGCAAACGCATGCATCGACGTAGCGATGGACGAGTCCAGAGACGCCGCCATACCCACCGTGGGGACCATTGTGCCGCCACCGAAGTCGATTGGCTCGTCTGGCTGGAACAGCATGTAGACACGCAGTCCACCCTTCATCCCTCGCACCATCGTGCACGTCTCACCGAACAGCTTCTCACCCTCATCGAAGATGGGGCCGTAGCCGTCCTCACGCAAGTTGTACGTCCCTGGATGGGGCTTCAGCACCTCGTGTGTGTCGGTACGGAAGTGCAGGTTCACCAGTGGCTCACCCTTCTCCTCTGGGGCGAAGAAACCCTGTCGTGTTTCGACACCCATCCGCACACAGTCAACTTTGAAGTCAACTCGCTCCTGTTCAGCAAGCTTGTGCACAGACTGCGGTTCGGCCATAGCGTCACGCAGACCCATGTCATGCCTGTACGGCCCCGATTCGGGCCTATTCTGGAGATATTCCAGCATTACATTGCCTCCTTATTGGCAATTGGCTCCATATTTTGGAGATCTATTTAGGAAATCATCTCTCGTCTGAACTCGTCAGCACGAGACGCCCGCAGCGCTTTCGCTGCGATCAAGGCTTCGTCAAGGGACTGCCACCCCCGCACGTCGCCCCAGCCGTGGTACTTACTGTAGACCACATCGAACTGCTTGCCATCACGCTTGATGGCAGCCAACTCCACCGTGTTCTCATCGCTGTAGCCACCGCCGTAGGCCAGCGATAGGCCCAGTTGGTTGCGGAACCAGAGGCGAACGGTTCGGCCCGTGTCCTCCACCTCTACTGCGTATCTGTCTCCCTCTGAAACTAGCTTGGGGACAAGTTCTCGGATGATGTCTTCTGCTTTCATGCTCCCTCCTTTGGAAGCTCTCCCGACAAGTACAAGCCCAGCTTGTGCCTTGCCTCTTCATGAGTCAGGTCGTAGATGCCTGACCCCCAATGGTTGGACTTGCCATCCCAGTTGCGGAACACAACGAACTTGCGCCCTTCGTCTGCGAATGGCGCATCGGGACGGTACACAATGCCATCCCACCACCCTGGCTCCTTCATGACTTGATACAGGATTTGCATCCCGTTGATATGGCCTCTTCCCATTACGGGTTCTCTCTTTCTTCAATACGAACAGTTACGTCGACCACGACGGACAGGTGCGTCGAACCGTCACGCCACTCCCTCGTGGCATCAACGATGTTGAACGCCTCCAGCATCGTCTTCTCAAGCCACTCGGCGTTGCGCTCGGCACGGTCTGCCTCGTTGTGGAAACCTTCGGATCGGGCGATTCGCCCGTCATGCTCAAAGCCTGCCCGCAGGTCTTGGCTCTCAACTCTCCGAGTCTTCTCCATCACTCCTCCTCTTGCTTGTCGCCTGTGAGCGGGTCGAACTTCTCCCGCTCGCAGTCCATGAGCCAGATGGCCCAGTCTCCGTAGTTGCCACGGGCGCGCTCCACCCGCTCCTGATGGCGACGTGCGTCGCTCTTGTCGTACTGAGCCATGCGGCTCCCCTTTCTAGTAGTCGTCATCCCACCGCTCACCTGCGAGCGTCGGGTCGAACCATGACGGGGCGATGGGCGAGTCGGGATAGACCCGACGGTGCTCCTCGTCCCTCTCCAAACGCTTCTCCCAATGGTGATCGCACCGTGGGATCGGCGTGCCTGTGCCCGTCAACGACGGGCGCATCTCAACTTCACCCCTGCACTCTGCAGGGTTCTCAATGCATTCACGCATCACTGGCTTTCCTTTCTATTCAATGACGATCCATTCAGCGAGCAGCAAGGCTGAGATGCCAGCCAAGCACTCCCTGAGAATCAACAAGTCGCAATCCTGAAAATGCGCTCTCTTGCCTGTTCCGTGGGCGCCACACGAGTGGCACTCCCATCCGTAGTCTTCGTTCATGAGTCTTCTCCTCCCTGATCGACGCTGATGTGATACAGCCACAGAGCCATCACGAAGATGACGATCCAGGCCAGCAGATGGAACCCGTTCATCGATCCCACCGCCGATCCATCCAGACCTTGTCGTCGTCACGGTTGTGCCTAGCCCTAGACGCACCGAGATCCCGACGCCGATCCGACGACGCCCGCACCGATCGTGGCGCACGCACCACCGAACGACCCAAAGAGTCGTCCACCCCGTAGCGGGTTTTCTCCAACGGTTCACCGTTGAACGTGACACCTTCCATCAGAACTTCACCTCCTGACCGTTACCGACGGTAACGACGCCACCCTCCACGGGTGCGTCGTTGAACAGGATCGTGGCACGGCACCGTGCGTAGTGATCCTTGGACCGCTCCCCGATCTCAGGGGTGCGGTGATCGTCGGGGAGCTTGTCCCCGATCTGGAAGGGCGCTATGGCCCACTGCTTCGCCATGGTTTTCTCCTTTGATTGGCGAACGTCTAGAGCATTCCCTGCTCAAGCGACTCCGCTTGATGCTTCCAGTAGTCGATCTGCTGCATCAGTTCAGAAATGCGGTCGAGCTTGCGCTGGCGCCGCTTCCCTGGCTCGCTGTAGCCACTGAGTGCTTTCCGCACCTCGCGACGCAGCTTGTCGACTTCACGCATCGCACGAGCGTGGTCTTCGTAGATGCCTTTGTAGTACATGGGTTCTCCTGTTCCCATCGGGGGGGTGTAACGCCGTTACACCCCCTGGTGAGGGATGTGCTCCCCCCACCAACTTCTAACCTACTACTGCCTGATTCTTGTGTCAAGAACCCTCGGACTTTGCGGGAGTGCTCACGCACCCTGCACGCACCCGACACACACCGCCACCCGCCACGATCCGAACGGTGGGGGGGTGTAACGCCGTTACACCCCCCCACGCACCCGACACGCACCCGACACGCACGCCCCCACGACCACTATCAACCACGATCCGAATGCCGCCGGCGAAGCCGGCGGCAGACGCGAAGCGGCCCCGACGCCGAAGCGTCGGGGCCGATCGGTTGGGGGAAGCGCTACCGCTTAGGCGGCAGCTTCGGCAGCTTCGCTGCGCTTCGCCATCGCCAGCAACTCCTTCGCCAGCGAGCGGAGTTCGTCGGGGCCGAACTCCGATGCCAGCGCTTCGGCCGCTTCGCTCACGGTCCGCTTCTGCGTCGGCGTCGGGGTGTCGGTGCTGGTGTCGGTGTCGGTGCTGGTGTCGGCGTCGGTGTCGCTGCCGCCCTTATCCGTCGGATCGGTGTTGCCACCAGGCTGCCGACCGATGATCCCGATCAGGGGCTCGGGATCGGTGATGCCGCCTTCGGCACGCAGCGCCTTCGCAACCGCCTTCGGGGTGGTCTTGTCCTGATTGGCGACGATCTTCGCAGCGTGGGTCTTGCTGATCGGCGTTTCGGCTCCAAGACCGTTCAGCGACGCACCGCCTTCTGCCAGCCAGCGGAAGAAGGGGAGGAACGTTCGGACGGTCACCCGAAGGCTGCCCTCCTTCCCGAATCGGGTCATGGCGTCGGACGCCTGGTCCTCATCCATACCGCCAGCGATCAGCGACGCCAGCGCTTCGGACTTCACCCGCTGCCAGAACCCCGTGGCCACGTCGTCGGCACTGACTTCCGCCATCGCCTTCGAACGTTCGAAACGGACCTGGCGTGCCGCCAGTCCCCGTGCCATGTCCTGCAGGGTGCTGCCAGCATCGCTGCCAGTCAGGTACTCGGCTGCCGCTTCCGCCGCTGCCTTCTTCGGGAGCTTCGCCCCGATCTTCTTTGCGTCAATGGCGTTCGCCATGTCGGCTCCTTTCGGTTGGGGGGTGTAACGCTGTTACACCCCCTGCCAGGGGACCGTTCCCCCGACACCCATGACGCTACCGCACCCCCGCCCTTACCGCAACCACCCCCCTGACATTCGGGGGAATTGATCAGTTACGCGCCCCGCCGCCCCGACCGTTTCAACCGCTGCCGCTGCCGCTGGTCGGGGGTGTAACGGGGCGAGGGTGTAACGCTGTTACACCCCAAACAGACGTTCGCACGGTAGTGAAACCTTTGATCATCTCACCTTGAACGATCGTGGGCACCCGCCCCCACCCCCTGCGGGGGGCACCCCGTCGCCTGCCCCTGTATTATATCTATTGAGGGCCGATGCGTGTGGTTTTTTA